AATACCACAGCAGATAATAATACGGCTGTAGGATATAGTGCTTTAGGAGTAAACACAACTGGAACACGGAACGTAGCAGTAGGAGCAAATGCCTTAGATGCAAACACAGACCAGAGTGATAATACGGCTATCGGGTTTAATGCTTTAACAACGGCAACTGGATCAGACAATTGTACCGCTCTTGGATCAGGTGCATTAGCTTTAACAACTACAGGCGATAATAATACAGGCATAGGTTTTGCTGCATTAAATGCGAACACAACTGGTGACGGTAACGTAGCAGTCGGATATCAAGCTTTAACTGACTTAACAGACCAAGATAATTCTACCGGAATAGGAACATTGGCTGGTGAAAATGCTGTAGGAGCACTTAATACATTTGTTGGATATGCAGCTGGTAAAGGTGCTACTTCTGGTTGTAATGGAAGCCCTAATGTTGCTGTAGGAGTAAACGCATTAACAGCATTTACATCTGGAAGTAACAATACTTGTGTTGGAAGAAATGCAGGTGAATCCATAGCAGCAGGAAATAATTACACTTTTATTGGTTTTGACGCTGGAACAGCAAGTGGACCATTTGGAGTTCAACAAAATGGAAGTAATGCTGTTATTTTAGGCAATAATAGTGTTACACATTTTGGTGTTAAAGTTTCTTTAACAGCTACTTCTGATAAAAGAGATAAAGCAGATATAACTGATTTTACAAAAGGATTAGACATTATTAATTCTTTAAGACCAGTTACTTATAAATGGGACATGAGATCAGACTACAGTAATGACTTAAGCGTTACTCCTGATGGAACCCATAAGAAAAACAAATTACATATTGGACTTCTAGCACAAGAGGTAGAAACAGTTGAAAAGGCACATGGTTATGCGTCTTCAAATGACGATTCATTATTTATAAATAAATCAGATGATGAGAATAATTATGGACTTACTTATGAAAGATTAATACCTGTTTTAATTAATGCAGTTAAAGAGTTATCAACAAAAGTCACAGCCCTCGAAGCAGGGTAAACTGTAAACAACTAAGTTTTTAATTATGGAAGAAAAAACCGCAGATGAAATCGCAGCAATCTACTCTGCTGCTGGCGATAGCGTAACTGTTATTGACACCGCTAAAACATCAGATGAAACTGATGATGAATACAAGGACAAGATCAAGCGTAATGTAGAGCATCTTGAAATTATCAAGGCTTACAAAAAGAATGATGGAACGACTTCTATCTGGGGTTCAGAATCTTTCACAGCTATAGATGCTGCAATCGTTACAGGTAAAAAAGTTTACGAATAAATGAATTTACAAGAAAAATTACAGCAATTAGCTGTTGAAAGAGAGCAGCTTGTTGTTGCTCTACACGAGCTAACTGGTGCAATGAAGATTCTTCAGCAACAGATAGACGATGAAAACAAAGAGGACGAACCAGAAACATCAACACCCGAAAGTTGAATTTAATTTGAAATCGTTTAAGATATATTTTTAATTTTTAAAAAATGATCAAAAGAGTATTAACAATAGCTGCTGCTTCAGCACTATCAACACCTGCATTTGCTGGTTTCTATGTAAACGTAGAGAACAATGGTTCTTATACAGGTAAAGACTTTACTGGGTCTGGGACTGACTTACATCTTGGTTATGAGAATGGTAATGCTTTTGGTAGCTACTACGTTCAAGGTGGTGCTTACTTAAACAACCCAGACGGAGCAGATTCAGAAACAAACTTCTCTGGTAAAGTTGGTGGTTCTGTAGTTGCATCAAAAAATATTGATGTATATGGTGAGTTTTCTGTCGTTACTGACGATACAAAAAGCTACGGAACTAAGGTTGGTTTGAAGTATAAGTTCTAGTCATTATCGACATAGTTAAGTACAAAGGTATAACACTTGGCAGAATTATCAGCATAGATATAATACTTACATGACCTATCGCTTTTAGTACTGCCTGTTTTACCATGTTTCAAAAAACTGTTAATGTTTTAAGTATACTTTCTTTCTTACTTATTTCTAGTAGCCTTGTAGGTACTGCAATAGGTTATAGGTACTTAATATCACCAAAATTTGAAAAGTATTTAAAAAATAAGATTATGGGTAATCTAGAAAATGCATTACCTGGTGCAATAAAAGGAAATATTCCAAAATTTACAGCACCACCTTCACCTTTATCTGAAACTTCAATAAGTTTATAATTTGCCAGAAATTAAAATAATACCTAGTGCATCAATACCACGTATACCTGATGTTGTAATACCTAATCCAACAACCTTACCTAATACAACTCATGTAACAAGGTCATTACCGCCTACTTTTGATATGCCTTGTGCAACTGTCAGAAGAGATGGAACAAAAAATACACAGCTATTTACAGATGACCCTGCAGGTAATGTAGTTATAAATTGTCCTATACCCTTTTATGAACCCCTTCAATACAATGCAAAAGAATTAGTACCAATACAGGAAGCAAAACCACCCACGAACGTAGAACAGCCACCTATAACAGAAACAGAAACACCAGAAGTACCTGATATACCAAAAGAAGAACAGCCACCTTGTCCTGACCCTAAAAAGAACAACCCACGGATAGGTGATTTAAATAGTAAAGGTACAGAAAAAGTAGTTGGGTTTACTTATGTAAAAGAAACAAAAGAATGTGTTGTTAATTATATGCCTACTAATGCAGTAGAAAAATATTTACCATCAGCAAATACGGTTTCTACAACATTCGCAATAACAGTCGTTGCAACAACTGCTGCTACCTTAACGCCTATCTTAAATAAAATTCTTAAACCTATATTTAAAAAAATTATAGGTGCTGTAAAAAAAGCTTTAGGTAAAAAAGGTACAAAATTTACAGGTAAAAAACCTATTAAATCTAAACTTAATTCTTAATTTCATGTATGTGTTCTAAATTTGTAGGTTCAATAATTTCAATATCTGAACATATTTTTGCCATTGGTGTACCTGCCTTGAATCTAAACCCCTGTTTAAAATTATCTGCACAAGTTTTTGCTCTACTCATTTCATAATTTAATCTTTTTGCAGCTAGTGATGCTTCATATAGTTCATTTTGTTTTTCCATAGCTTTGCGGCATTGTCTTATAGGTTCTCGATCTAATGGAATACTAAACGTAGCTGTAATACCACCATTAATAGAAGTGTTTGATTGTCTCATTCCTGTACGCACCTTTTCAAAGTATAATATTTCACCTCTATGACCTGCATCTACATCACCATCACCAATAGCATTATTACTGTCATCAAAATCACCTTCTATATCTCTAGTGCTGTAAACAGGTCTATCAAAATGCGGTTCATAAGGTGTAGCAAAACCATAAGTAGTAGAAACAAAAGGAGATATATTTAGTGTTGCACCCTGACAACTAATAGTGTTCATCTGGTACTGAAATTGCCTAGAAGGTACTACTTGTACAGCCTGATTAACAACGCTGCCACTAGAATTTGAAGTTGTGTTGATACTATTAGCTTTTAGAGGGGTATTAATTATACTTAAGCCTATTAATAAATACCTAAAAAATTTCATTTATTGACTAAACGTACTTGTACTATCAGAAATACTTTCTATAGTTGTTTGCCTAGTAACGTGAGTATAATTAGTAATCCCTGGTGTTTCTAATGTTTCATAATACATAAAACTTTCACCTTGATTTATAACGCTGAAATTAGGCTTATTATCTAAATTTGGTGCAACAAATGTTGTACCCACACCTTCTACTGTTGTATTAACCTTAGTCCAACCTGCAGGGGCTACATTACCTGTGGAACTTTGTACATTTTCACCACCTACTGTTAGCTGATAGCCATTCCTTATATCAAAACTTTTTATATCTTCTACTATTGTCTGCTTAGTTTCTACGTGTTGCTGTAAAACACCTTGCTGAAAATTTGGAATAACACTACCTGCATATGTTGGTGCAGTACAAAATACATATAGCCAAAAAAGCCTATACATAATTTTATTATTCAACTATTAATGTTGTTATTACCTGCCCTACCGCTTCTGTATTAGCACCACCTGCTGTTAATGAAATTGCACCTGCTGATGTAATCGTACCTGCTAAATTCCCTGCAGTACCACCTGCGACACTTGTTAAATCAGAAAAGTTTGCGGTTTCACCTGTAGTAACTGCTGACCCTGCTATAGCATCTGCTTGGGTAAATGACTGACTAAAACTGAAGCTATTGGCTGGAACGTCTTGGGTTACTGTTAAATCTGGTGCTGTACCAATTCCTGATGAGATAGTTAATGAACCTACACCATTAGCAACTGCATTACCACCTGCAGTATAAGTTGTATCCACACCTGTACCGCTTACGCTATAACTGCTACCAATGCGATCTGAGGAAGTTGTAGCACCACCTACAGTTAGTTTTATTGACTGATTTATACTATGCGATAAATTAGCATAACAGGCAGGTGTAATTGTAAGAAGCAATAATGATAAAAGTTTTTTCATGTGTCTAGTGTTCCGTTGTTCTTTACATTTTTCCCAGTAATGGGATCGACTCTGATTACATCAGGTTTACTTGTAATTAATTCTATTGGTTGTTTTATTACTATAGTTTGTACACCACCATTGGTGTTGCCGATATTACTGTTTTCTCCTTCTTTCTTTTTCTTCTTTGCCCCTTGTGCAGCATTAACACTAATACCTAAACCACCTAATATATTTCCAAGTAAACCAGCAGCAAATGTACTATCTACTCTAGGCTGGTCAGGTATATCTATTCCAAATAGTTTATTAGGTAACTTTATATACCCTAAAGATAAAACTAATAAACACCAAGCAAGAATAAAACCTTGTGCAACTGTAGAAATTAAAAATGTAATTTTTTCTTGATAGTCAGGTTTTTCATCATCAAGTTGTTTTATTTTGTTTGTGCTTTCTTCTTGCATAACTCTTTTTAGTGTCATAATAGCTATAGAACCCTATATAGGCAAAGTGATAGAACTATTAGCAGCTACAAGTGGTGCGTTATTATCTGCAATATTTATATCAGCAGGTTCACTTAGCTATAGAGGTAAAAAGAATAGAGAAGATGTAGTTACACTTATAACAAAGGTAGAATTAATGTCAGATAAGATGGATTCTATGCATGATGATATGCGTGATATATATGCAAGATTAAATGGTGTAGAGATAGGTGTGGCATCATTAAAACCTAAAAGGTAGTGTATAAAAGGTATTACTGCTAGTATTTGTATACCTACAACTTTTGTATGTTAAAACTATTAAAACCAATACTGTTAGGTCTATTTCCAGAAAGAGTAATTAAGCAGTTAATTGTGGACTTATTACGTGTTGTGGTAAAACAAACCTCAAATGATGTAGATGACAAGGCTGTAGACTTTTTAGAACAGCAATTATTCCCAGGTAGAAACATTAGTAGTTTACCTAGATAGCACTTGCATTAGCTGTATATTTAATTTATTTTTAGTAAGCCTATAATCTGCAATAGGCAACTTAAACCCTTTAGATAGATCCCCAACCTAGAGGGTTTTTGTATAGGCAAAAAAAATACCCCTTAGTAGGGGTTATTGTCTAGATTGTTTGCAGATTTTACATTAAACCTGCTTTAGCTAGATTTTTATAAGTAACTCTCATTCTTTGCTCTAGCTCTTCATTTGACCAGTTCATTTTAATTGCTAATTTAGCCCATGACTTAGCTGCTTTTTGTCCTTCAGTTGTTTTTGTGAATTGTTGGAATGTCATTTGGATTACCTCTCGGTTGTGTATGTACTTATTATAACCATAGGGGTATACCCTTTGCGATAGCTGTAACAATTAATTAACAATTAAAATAATTAGTCAGGAGATCGATCAAGTCCAACGCTTGCCCTGTCTTTCCTATGGCGGTAGGTATTCTATAACTTTCAAGTTAGTAAACACTACTCAACTAACTATCAGGCTTCCCGACTAAATAGTTACACCTCCTGTTTTTCTGTAATTACATATTTATTCAGAATATACTTTTGATAATCTTTTTTGAATTGAATAATACCTTTGCCTTCATCAGATTTATAATCTGTCATTCTTCTAGTTAATCCATAGCCACTTTCACATTTTTCTATAGTTTTTCTATCAGGAAAATAAATAGGATTAAAATTATTTTTTATAAGCCAATCATGTGTGTAAGTGCATAAATCAGTTTTTTCATATATCTGTTGTACAAGTTTTTCTACAAGTGGCTCACTAGGGCAATAACGTGAAATCGTATCAGCTATTTTATACCATTCTTTAGGACTAAAACATTCTATTCTCATTTGTTTACCTCCAAATTTGTTAAAGCTGTTTCAATAATATTTAATTTGTTTTTAAAAAAGACTAATTTTTCTGTATTTCTATCAAATGCTTTTTTTCTTGTTATTTGTTGCATTTTTGAACCTGTATGCCAATCTTTATATGTGTTTATGAAATTTTTTGTAGTATTTATTTGTGTTATTAAATCAAGTCGTTTATCGTTTAGCAAATCTTTGTATAAAGGTAAATTTACTTTCATTTGTTTACCTCCTTACAGGCTAGTTCATAGTTACCTACCTGACTCTCACACGCTGTAACTGTCATGTCATATAGAGAAGATGAGAGGGCTGTATAAAACAACCCTGTAGCTGAAAGTATTAATAAAAAGTTTTGCATGATCATGCTCCTACAGAAAGATAGTAGCCGTCAGCTTTTACAAAATACATATCCTCCCAATCATCTTTTTCATCTTTCCATGTTTCTGCCACACATCCACAGTTAACAATAATTGCAGCTTCAACTGCTTTTAAATCTTTTTTATGTATTCTGCAAAATATTGGGTCTTTCCAGTTACCTGTTGGAAAATGTACTTTATCAAAAGCATCATCTAATTGTTTCTTTGTGAAACCAAAATCTTTTTTAAAATTGTCCATTTGGAAAACCTCTCGGTTGTGTTTACAATATTAAATGTACAGCAAGGGTATACCCCTGTCAAGTAATTAGAATAAACTTAGTTGTTCTACAGGCGTAGGTAGTCTACTTTCATTACCAAACTGGTCACCAAATGCATTTGATATACCGTCAAAACTCATACTTCTTTCTTTTCCTTTTCCTTTTCCTAAAACAGCTAACCATTTTGGTATTTTTTTACCACTAGGAGATATATAAAACTCACCCTTATCAACAATCTTTGTAGGTCTTAGTAATGGTAAATTCTTTAACCATAAACAGGTAGATTTCTGGAATGGGTCACCATATTCATAAGGTTGTATTATCTGGTCAGGTGGTCTAATGGCACTACTTATAACACTAATAGGATTTTCTATACACCATCTAGGTATGTTGCAGTTCATAAGTAAACGAACAAAATCTAATGCTTCTTTCTGTTCTTTTTGCTTTCGCCAAAAATGGCGGCTACCTGATACCGCAAGGTGCTGACAACTAGGATGTGCAACCATTAAATCAAAACCATCATTAATAATATCTCTTACATCACCCTGATAATGTTTGCCTGGTCTTTCAGTTGGTAGTAAATCACAACTTATGGCATCATGTCCATTTCTGATAAAACTGTCTCTCGTTTTACCACTATATTCGCAGGCAACCAATACCTTCATCTTATTAATCTTGCAAACTGTTCAATAGTCATAACAACACGCCAATTATCACCTTCTGCACAACCTGGTCTTTTATTAAATCTAACCATAGTAATAGCATGATCTGCTTTTGCATTTATTCTTTGCTGTTCTGCTTCTCTTGGTTTTCTTAATACTGCTTCTGCTTTATTTTTCATATCTGTTACCTGTACAACAGTATTAGGTATGCCAGTTAAATCACCTTTATCTTTTTCCATACCTGCCCCAAAACGTCTTTCAACTTCATAACCTGTTGCTTTTGACAGATAAATACAGGCTTCTCTTTCTGCCCTGTCACCTTTGTTTTTTTGTGTGTTCATTTTTCTAATTCCTTGTATAACTTTACGTATTTAAGTTTAAATTTACCTTGTTCATACCATTTATAGACAGCAATGTCACCTTTAGGTGTTTTAAAAATTTCTGGTGTAATATTTTTCATTTTTCTAGTTCCTTAATTTTCTTTTTTAGTGCTTCATACTCTACTAAATATTCCTTAGTAGCAAACTCTGAATTGTGGTTAAACATATACCGATCACTTAATGCACCTAATTGCATATTCAAATCATCTATCATTTTTTGTTTTTTCTCTTTAAATTCTTTTGTTAATTCATCTTGTTTTGGATTTTTAGTCCAATCAGCAACAAGTGTAAGTAACTCTTTTACTCTTTTAAATGCTTGTTCTACTCTTTCTGTTGTTTTCATTATCTAATAGCCCATGTGAAACCAGTATCTATTTTAGTTGCAATGCCTTCTTCTCTTTCCTGTTGTTCTCTATCTTCAATAGCTGTTGCAATATCTTTTTTATAACCTACTAACTCTTTACTATATTCCCACTTTTCTGGTTTGCGTTTTCGTACAGCCTTTACATTATCAATACTTAAGGTACTCATAATAATACTTTCTTGGAAATACTTTTCTAATATCATTTTCTTTTCAGTAATTTGTGTTTCTAATTCTTTTTTTTGCAGTTGTGCAACTCTAATCTGCCTTAATAACTGTTCTGGTTGTACGTTCATAATTAATAAAATCTATATTCTGGATAAAGGTCAGGTTGGTAATCATCAGGTAAATTTACTAACCATTCTAAATACATTTTTGCACCGTTCATAACCTGTACATCATCAAATTTAGCAAGCCATTCTTCTCGGTCTAGTTGTTCTAATTCTTCTTCAAATGACATAGCTTAGAAAAATAAAGAATAATAACTACACATTTAGTATGGGGTATACCCTTACAAGATGCAAGCCCTACTAAAATGGTAACTGTTTACCAAAGTACAAACCTCTTGCTTCTTCATAATCGTACATACATTCCTGTGGGTTATAGTCTTGTG